TATGGGTTCTGTTAAAGCTATAGCAACTAATCTTTTAAAAAGACTCCCTAAAGGCGGAAGACTCGGAGCCCTGGTCGCAGGAGCGGGAGCCGTGGGCGCTGGTACGTATGCCATGATGGGAGATGCTGAGGCTGACGAAACAGGGATCACGGACCAAAGCACAATGAAATTTAATGAAACAACAGGTGAATTTGTAAACACAGAAACAGGAGATCCAGAAACTCAAACAGGAATTTTAGATTGGATTGCAGACAATCCAGCTAAATCAGGATTTGCAGCTTTACCAGTTATGTATGGAGCAGGAGCAGGTTTAGCTAAAGCAGGATTACCTGGAGGAAGATATTTAATGGGATGGAAAGCAGTTATTCCAGCCATGATGGTTCCAGAAAAAATGTGGCAATACAAACAAGGAATGGAACCTGCAGAAATGATAACAGATCCATTAAATTCTTTATGGGCTTTAGGAATTGATAGCAAAGCCTCAGAATTAAGAAAAGCACGATACTATGCAAATTTGGCAGGAATGAGTTTAAAAGGTATGGATAATAAACAAATTCTGGCAGCAGGTAGAGAAGCATTTAAGACAACAGGTGCAAATATATTTGGAAAAGAATTTTGGAAGAATCCGGATAAAATGGCAAAAATTGGAAGATCAATTATGGGACCTGCGGCTGCAGGAACAGATCTTGCAATGGGTACAACTTTAAGAAAACCATTTCTTAAAGCAGTGGATGCATTAAAAGGTCAAGCAGCTAAACAAGGTTTAGGTGCTTTAGCTAAAAGAGGAGCGTTATATGGAGCAGCTGCAATAGCCGCACCATTTGCTGCCATTCCAGCAGGAATTTTAACAGCTGGTTTATTAGGAGTTGATTTACTTTACGGTCAATATAAAGATTACAGAGATGGTAAAGCAATCATTGATTCAATGAGAGCTAGAGGAAAAATTTCAGAAGAAGATGCAGAAAATTATTTATCACTTGTTAAACAAGGAAGTTTACCATTTGGTTTAGGTAATAGAATTTTTGGTGATGAAGAAATGACATTAAGAGGACAAGTTTTAAATGCAGATCAACAACGACAAGTGCTTGCAGGAATGGAAGATCAAATTGATTTATTCCAAGATGAAAGGCAAGAAGTTAGAGCTTTAGATAGAGCTGATGATTTTGATTTCTTTAATGAAGGTGGACGTGTTGGTTTAGCTGGTGGTGGCGGAATGGATAGAAGAGGATTTTTAAAATGGTTAGCTGGATTAGGTGCAACGGTTGCAGCTGGAGCTACAGGATTATTTAAATCCGGAGCTAAAAAAGGAATAGAACAAGTAGCTAAAGAAGTTGTTAAAGAAGCACCTCAAATGCTGCCTGGAGGAGTGCCGGCGTGGTTTCCACGAGCAGTTGCCAAGATTAAAGCAGATGGTAAGTTAATTGAGATGGCAGATAAAGATTATGTCAATGGAGATATTTATGAAATACTTCTCCCTGTTCAAGAACCTAAATATGATATGGTGGCTGGTCAGGCAAAACAATCAGGTTTTGAAACAGTAAATAAAAGAGTTCTTCTTGAAGAAAATCCTGTAAGTGGAGAAATTGAAATTAGTTGGGATGTAGACGATTTTGATGGCACTATGAAAAGACAAATTAACTTTCGACCTGGAGAATCGGGTTTTCAAAAATTTGGTGTAGATCCGGAACATCCTGGAGCGTGGGAATATCAACGAGTTAAAATAAATGATCCTGAGTTTACTTATGGTAATCCGGATACAAGTCTTCCTGAGAGAGATGATTTTGATTTTAAAGATATTATTAAAGATGGAGATAGCGTTGTTGGTGCTTTAGAAAATTTAACAAAGACAGTAGATGAGAAAACATTAAAAGAAGGTGACACAGGTTTTCAAAAAAAACTTTATAAAGATACGGAAGGAGAAGCAGGTCTTTTACCTGATCCCGAAGGACATATGACTCCTGATGGCTGGCAGGGAGAATCAACGGGAGAAGTTATAGGAGGAGATGTTCCTAATTGGGTTCCTAAAGATACTTGGCAAAAAAAAGCTAAAGGTGGAACAGTTGAAACAGGAGATATTGCAAGAAGACAATCTTTAGTGCCTCCATTATCAGGGCCTAATCCGCAAGGAATCATGGGGTTGCCTTCTGATGTAAAACAGGTTAGAGTGGGGTAACGTAGGAACATTATGGCAGAAATAGACAAAGTACTCCCTAATAATCGGGAAAAGGTAACAGTTAATCCAGAAGAAGATTTAGAAATAGAAGTTTTAAATCAACAAAATAAAATGGATCCTGGAGTTGACGTTCAGGAAAATGAAGATGGTTCGGTTGATATAGATTTTGAACCAGGTAAAGTTTCACCATCTGGTGGAGAAGATCACTTTACAAATTTAGCAGAATTAATTGGTGATGAAGTTATAGGAAGATTAGCTTCTCAAATTTACCAACAATACGAAGATTACAAAACTTCTAGAAAAGATTGGGAACAAGCTTACACAACTGGTTTAGATTTATTAGGATTTAAATACACTCAAAGATCTCAACCATTTCAAGGAGCAAGTGGTGCTACTCACCCAGTTTTAGCTGAAGCTGTAACTCAGTTTCAAGCAACAGCTTATAAAGAATTATTACCAGCGAATGGTCCTGTTAGAACTCAAATCTTAGGAGCTTCAAACAGAGAAAAAGAAGATCAAGCAATGCGTGTTAAAGATTATATGAATTATCAATTAACACAAGAAATGAAAGAGTATGATGCAGAGTTTGACCAAATGTTATTTTATTTACCTCTTGCAGGTTCATCATTTAAAAAAGTTTATTATGATGAAATGGTTGGAAGAGCAGTTTCAAAATTTGTACAAGCGGATGATTTAATTGTTCCGTATTCGGCTACCTCATTAGAAGATGCGGAAGCAGTTATTCAACGTATGTATATGTCGGAGAACGACGTACGTAAGGCACAGGTTTCCGGATTCTATGCAGACATAGAATTAGGAAGACCGGCCTATACGCAAGATAGAGTTCACGAAGAAGAAAGAAAATTAGAAGGAACTACAAAAACTTATAATCAAACAGACCAAACTTATACAATTTTAGAATGTCATATGAATTTAGACCTGGAAGGTTTTGAAGATGTTGATCAAGAAACAGGAGAACCTACAGGAATTAAACTGCCTTACATTGTAACGATGGAAGCAGGGGGTCGTAGGATTTTGTCTATCAGACGAAATTATCAACCTAATGATCCTCTGAAGAAGAAAGTCCAATACTTTGTCCATTTTAAATTTCTACCAGGACTAGGTTTCTACGGATTTGGACTTATTCATATGATTGGCGGATTGAGCAGGACTGCCACAGTCGCTCTCCGCCAATTACTTGATGCAGGTACTTTAAATAATTTACCTTCTGGATTTAAACAAAGAGGTGTAAGAGTTAGAGATGATGCACAACCACTACAACCAGGTGAATGGAGAGATGTTGATGCACCAGGAGGAAGTTTAAGAGATGCATTTTTTAATCTTCCTTATAAAGAACCATCACCAACATTATTACAATTGATGGGAATTGTTGTTGAGGCAGGTCAAAGATTTGCTTCAATTGCCGATAACCAAGTAGGAGATGCTAAAGCTCAAGGAGCAGCGGTAGGTACAACAGTTGCATTATTAGAACGTGGCTCAAGAGTTATGTCTGCTATACACAAAAGAATTTATAATTCATTAAAAGAAGAATTTAAATTATTAGCAACTATTTTTTCTCAATACTTACCACCAGAATATCCTTATGATGTTGTAGGTGGAAATAGATTAATTAAACAAGCAGATTTTGATGACAGAATTGATATTGTTCCGGTAGCGGACCCTAATATATTTTCAATGACACAAAGAATTCAATTAGCTCAAACTCAATTACAATTGTCAATGTCTAATCCACAAATGCACAATATGTACGAATCTTACAGAAAAATGTATGAAGCTTTAGGAATTAAAAACATAGATCAAGTTTTACCTCCTCCTCAACCACCGGTTCCAAAAGATCCGGCATTAGAGCATATTGATGCTATGGCTATGAAACCTTTTCAAGCTTATAGAAATCAAGATCATAGAGCCCACATTACAGCTCATATGAATTTTATGGCTACTAACTTTGCTAGAAACAACCCACCTATTATGGCAGCGTTAGAAAAAAATATTATGGAGCATATATCACTGATGGCACAAGAACATATTGAAATGGAATTTGCTGGACAGATTATGGAAGTACAACAACTACAAGCTCAAGGAGCACAGGGACCTGAGCTACAACAAAGAGTTCAACAATTAAATATACAAATGGAAGCACGAAAAGCTGTTTTGATTGCAGAGTTTACTGAAGAGTTTATGAAGCAAGAAAAAGAGATTACTTCCATGTTAGATAGCGATCCTTTAGTTAAACTTAAAGCTCAAGAGTTAGATCTTAAAGCTATGGAGAACTATAGGAAGCAAACCGAAACTACTGAAAGAGTAAACTTAGATAAAGCTAAATTAGTCCAAAATAGAGACCTTCAAGAGCAAAAAATGGAGCAAAATGAGGACTTAGCTAATCTTAGAGCTGAAACTTCATTAGTTAAACAAGAGATGGCTAACAAGGCTAAACGTCAATCTGATATCATGAAAAGAAAAGACGTAAAAACCTTGAAAGGTCCTCGAGAATAGTATAACAATTAGTTAGGAGAAAACTTATGAGAAATGATTTTGGAACAAGACCTTATAAACCAAGATTTCCTTATGACAGAGAAGGCATGAAAAAAGGCGGATCTGTTAAAAAGAAAAAACAGGGATACAAAGATAGAGAAGACGAATCTCTAGGAATGAGAACTGGAAAAGAATCTGGTAAGAAACAATCTATGAAAGCTCGTAGAGATGAGTCTTACGGAAAATGGGGAAAAAGAAAAGCTAAGTTTGGTCGTTCAAATAAAGTTAACAAGTAAGGAGTAACTAACATGGCTTGGAGAAATATACTTCGAAACCCTAAAACTGCGGGAAGAGCACTTATGAATCTTGGCGGTAGAGCAAACCTATTAGAAGAAGTAGGTCGTATCGATGCTGAGAGAATGAACCCAAATAGAAGAGCCGAAAAAAGAAGAGTTATTGGAGAACTCAATAGAGGATACAACAAAGGTGGAAGAGTTGGTCTTAAAGAAGGCGGAGACAGTAAGTGGATTCAAAAAGCTACTAAAGGTATGAGAAAAGATAAACCTTGTACTGGTAAAAAATTTGGTGGTGCTACTTGCCCTCCAGGATCTAAAAGATATAATCTTGCAAAAACTTTTAAGAAAATGGCTAAGAAAAGAGGATAATATGAAAAATGCATTTGGAAAATATTTAAACAAAGATGGTTATCTAAAAGGTGGTCTACATGTAAAAAATGCAGCACCTAGAAATACTACTATGAAAACTGTTAAAACAAGTGCACCAGGAGTTGGTGTTCAAACACATGGTGGTAGAATGGGATCAGCTTTAAATACACAAAGACCTGATCAATCTAAATTCTTAAATGAAGATGGATATTTAAAGGGAGGAGTACCTATTAAACATGACTAAAAAAGATAAAGAACCTTTTTACAAAGGTATAAATTTTTCTAAATTCACTAATAAAGATGGATATGCTAAAGGCGGAGTTGAATATACTGTGTCAGAAAAAATCCCTGTTGAAGATCAAGTTGGTGGACAAAGAAGAATGTTAAAAGATAAGAAATCAAAAGTTAAGTGGTATTAGTATGTGGTTTTCAGCAGTTAAACTTGCTTTAAACGCAGGTACGCATATCTATAAAAAACGTCAAGAGACAAAGATGGCTATGGCTGATGCACAACATATGCATGCAGCTAAGATGGCCCGAGGTGAGGAAGCTTACCAGGGCAAACTTTTAGAAGCCCGTCAAAACGACTACAAGGACGAGGTGGTTCTCGCGATTCTCACGTTGCCAATTTTGGTGCTCGCTTGGGGAGTTTGGTCGGACGATCCGGCTGCTATGGAGAAGATTAAAACTTTCTTCGAGCATTTCCAGGCACTGCCGACATGGTTTACAAATTTATGGATCCTTGTCTGCGCAAGTATTTTTGGTATTAAGGGAACTCAGATCTTCAGAAACGGCAAAAAATAGTGCCTTTTAAATCAGAAAAACAAAGGAAAGAAAAAACATGGCTCAAAATAATGAGTTTATTGTAATTCATAAATTACAACGAGCAATTAAACAAAGGCTCGCTGCATTGTCGTTAAATGTTACGTCCGGAGCAGTTGACAATTTTGATAAATACAAGTATATTACTGGACAGATAGCGGCACTTGAAGGTGTCTTTCAGGAAATCTCTAACCTGCTAAATAATACAAAGGAGCAAGAAAATGACGGAAAAGTTATTAGGATCGACAAAGACAGAAATACCGAAAATTAAATTAGCTTTAGAAGATGATTTAAAAAAAGCTGCTGAAGAAGCAGAAGCTAAACGTAATAAACCACCAGAAGAATCACAATTACCTAGCCCTACCGGTTGGAGAATTATGGTTTTACCTTTTCAACCAAAAGTTAAAACTAAAGGTGGAATTTTATTAGCAGAGTCAGCTTTAGAACGACAACAAATCGGAACGGTTTGTGGTTTAGTTTTAAAAATGGGACCCGATTGTTATCGAGATAAAGAACGATATCCAGAAGGTCCGTGGTGCAAAAAAGGTGAATGGGTTATCTTTGCAAGATATGCCGGTTCACGTTTAAAAATTGAAGGGGGAGAAATAAGAATCTTAAATGAAGATGAGATTCTTGGAACCATACAAGATCCTGAAATGATCTTGCATGAATATTAAACATAGGAAGGAACTATGCCAGAAGAAACAAAAAAACCTAGTGAAAAACTAGTCGATTTAGACACAAGTGGTGAAGGTGCTCAAATTGAAATTAAAGAGGAAGGAAAAAATGAAGAAAGTGTTGAAATCAATACTGAGTCCGTTGACACATCTGAGAAATCTAATGTCAGCGCTGATGTTCAGGAAAGCAAAGAAGAAACGAAGAGCGAAGAAAAAGAAGAAACGAAACAAGAAACGCAAGACGAAAAACTAGAAGAGTATAGTGATTCAGTTAAAAAAAGAATTTCTAAACTTACTAGAAAATGGAGAGAAGCAGAACGTCAAAAGGATGCAGCTCTCGACTATGCTAAAGGCGTAGAACAAAAAAGAAAGACTTGGGAATCTAGATATAGACATTTAGATTCAGCTTATCTTAAAGATTCTGAAACAAGAGTTCAAAGTCAATTAGATGCTGTTAAAGCAAAATTGGCTGCGGCTATTGAAGCTGGAGATACTGCTAAACAAGTTGAAGCTCAAACTGAATTGAGCACATTAACAACTGATGCAAATAGGATTGCTACAGAAAAATCAAGAAGACAAACTTATGAGAGGGAAACTCCTCGAGCGCCTCAATACAGAGAAGGAATGGCACAACCAACGCCTCAAGCCTTACCTCAAGTAGACGAGAAAGCTGAAACATGGGCAGAAAAGAATACTTGGTTTGGTAAAGATAAACCAATGACTTATACTGCTTTTGAACATCATAAGGATCTTGTTGAGTCTGAAGGTATGGATCCTACATCTGACGAGTATTATGCTGAGATAGACAAGAGAATGAAGCTTGACTTCCCACATAAATTTGGTAATACTAATACAAATACGACTAAACCCGCTCAGACGGTTGCCCCTGTTCGCAGAGGCGTGAAACCTGGTCGCAGTAAAACTGTGAATCTCACATCTTCACAGGTGCAAATTGCAAAAAAATTAGGTGTGCCACTCGAAGAATATGCGAAACAAGTATTAAACACGGAAGGAGCATAAGCATATGGAAAACAATAAAACTTCTCGTGCGAGCGAAACAAGGTCTAAATCTGAAAGACCAAAAGTTTGGACTCCACCATCATCTTTAGATGCACCACCGGCGCCTGATGGATTTAGGCACAGATGGATAAGAGCTGAGACTCTAGGTTTTGACGATACGAGAAACGTACAAGGAAGACTTAGAAGCGGATACGAATTAGTGAGAGCTGACGAATATCCTGATTCAGATTATCCTGTGAATAAAGACGGAAAATACGCTGGGGTTATCGGAGTTGGTGGCCTAGTGCTGGCTAGGGTACCCGAAGAGATCGCTAAATCTCGTGAGGCATATTTCGCTGAACAAGCGAGATCAGCCGACGAAGCTTTAAAACACGATTTAAATAGGGAACAGCACCCAAGTATGCCGATCAATCAAGATCGACAGACTCGTGTAACCTTCGGTGGTACAAAGAAGGACGAATAGTCTTTCTCGGGATAACAACCAATTCCCTACTATCGATTTAAATTAACCCGTCCCCTCGGGGACAAAGGAGTATACTATGGCAAATATAGACGCACCGTTCGGTTTTAGACAGGTGGGTGGATTAGGTAGTAGACCAACTTCTAACGGTACTTCACAGTACAAAATTGCATCAGGACAAACTGCTGCAATGTATGCTGGTGACGTTATCGCGTTAGCAGGTAATGGCGGATTAAAAGTTCAAGGCGGTACAACTGTTACTGCTGGATACGTAGGTCCATCTGAAACTGATGCAACACGTAACGTAGGTATCTTTAATGGTTGTCTCTATGAAGATCCAACTACTAATAAACCAACGTTTCAAAACTATTGGCCAGGTGATGTAGCTGCAGCAGCAGATGCATTCATCTACGATGATCCTGATGACTTATTCGAAGTTCAGACGGCTGGAACTCACACTCAAGCAGTTGTGGGAAGAGCGTGTGATATGGTTTATGCAGCAGGTTCAACAGTAACCAATGGTAGATCTAAAGAGGAACTTGCAGGATCAGCAGGAGCAAACGATATGTTCACTGTGCTTAGATTAACTGAAGATCCTTCAAACAGCGACGTTTCAACAGCGAACTCTAACTGGATAGTTAGATTCAATGTTGGTAAACATGTATACCTAACTGGAATATAGGAGTAAATAACTATGGCAATATCACGACAGCAGCTCATCAAAGAGCTAGAGCCCGGTTTAAACGCTTTATTCGGGTTGGAATACAAACAGTACGCAG